CAGCCGCTAAATCAAGCGGAGAGTCTTGTGTATTGAGTCCAAAGAAGCCTGGAGCCGATACAGAAAAGGTCTGGATTTGTTGGCTCATGTTGATACAAATTGCTGATTTTCTGGATACCGATTTGCCTCTAAAGCAATGTAATCGGAGAGCATGGATCGGAATAGTGTGTATGCCTCTGATGAAGACAACCCACCATCTTCTCCACGCTCAACCAATGCCCTGGCATACGCACCTTGAGCAACAACTACATCAGGCACAAGCACAACAGTGCTGTCAGCCGCCAAAGTTGCCTGGGGTATTGTCAGACTGAATTTCAGTATGTACACGCCATCAGGAATTGGAAACAAACTGACTTTTGTATCGTAAGAACCATCTATTCCATCAAAAGAAAATTCTGTTGGAATTGAGTTGACCAAGGGCAAGAAGTTCTGTTTGCGGTTCATGTCCAAAAATGTGATGTTAGTCAAGCCAACATTACTGGTTGTGTTGATGGCATCCATCACCTGAAACTTTTGACCAGCACCAGTGAGTGAATATGATGGGGTTGAAGCCACAGTAGTCACAGTAACTGTTTGCCCCAAAGAATTCCAACCAAAAGAATCTTCCACTTGACGCTTTGCATCGTTTACAAACTTTGCAACCAAGGTGGAATAGGTGGTTTCGTTGAAAGTGGTTACAACGGGTTCACGCAAGCGGATCAACACATCGTTGACAAGTTCTAGTAGTGTCATGCTCTTGCCAACCCTTCTTGTTCAAATGTGGCTATAAAACTGAATGTGCTTCCTGCTTCAGTAGTTATTTTGATCTTGTCATCTTCTTCTAAAACAATGTAGGCATTGCCATCAAACTGAAGATAGGTTTTTGATGTGAAATTGTATTGAGTCAATATATCAAGAGTGGTATTAGCACTTGCGTCATACCATTGAACAGTTATATGCTTGGTAGAGCCGCCTGTATTGTGTATATACATTACAGTAAATTTGGCGTAATAGCCTTTAGGACAGGTATAGACTGTTGTGTCTACTGTCGCTGCGGGACTAACACCAACTGATAATGCTCTCATTTCGCCTTTGCCTTGTTCCTTGCGGATATAGCTTTAGCTTTTGCCTTTGCGTCAGCCTTGGAGTTAGCACCCCATGCTTGTAGCGAAAGAAGCAGTCTCGTTGGTTCACCATTCTTGAACTCAGGGCCATCCATGTTGCCCATTCGAGCCAAGAAACTTGCTCTGCGAGGGTTGTCCCCCGACTTTACTGGCGCTTTGAGATTGCCACCAGTTGCCGCATTATAAGATGATCTGCCCTTGGCATTTAAGCCGCCTTTTGGATTTTGACCAGCTTTTGTCTGCCAAACAGGAGATTTCATCTACTTCACCTTTTTAACCTTCTTTGCAGTCTTTGCAGCTTGTTTAAAGTCAGCGGCAGTAGGCGCACCCTTGGCTCCTACCTTCCGCATCTTCTCACCAGAACCAGCCTTGATACGGGCTTGTTTGGCATTGATGTTGGCATAAAGTCCAGGTTTCATTTCTTGACCTTCTTCTTAGGTTTTGCCATGCCAGCCTCAGACAAGGCAATAGCAATAGCTTGTTTACGGGAAGTCACTTCTGGCCCCTTTTTAGACCCAGAATGCAAAGTTCCAGCGCCAAATTCTGTCATCACCTTGCTAATCTTTTTTTGTGCTTTGGTCTTCATTTGCCACGACTTGATTTCTTCATCATATTGGTAGCAGTACGACCACCACGCATAGGCAAACCTTTTGGTTTCCCAATTGCTACCATAATGGTCACAGGAACACCCTTTTTCTTGCCGTACTCTTTGGCTTCTTTCTCGCCTTTTTCAGAGTAGGGAAACTTCTTTTTTCCAACCATAGGCATAGCGTTCTCCTTTATTTCCAGACACGATCAGCAACAAAGGTAATCACACCGCCCATAAATGAAGCGATAGTCATACCCATCCAAAACCCACCCTTGCCCTTGTTGGCAAGTTCAAGCAAAGCCTTCACATCTTTACTCAAAGAGTGAACTTCATTCTGGAGAGCCTCAACTTGAGCCTCCAGTTTTCCAAAATCTCTAGCGTCTATATCAGACATTTGCAACTTTCCTTGGGCGACCCATGCGCCGTACAACTGGCGGCATGAAGGGAGTATCTGTCCTCACTTCATCAGGAATGTCAGACACTTCTGGCTCATCAATACGAACATAACCCTGATGACCCTTCATTGAGTCAATGTCATGTTGCAAGGTAAAACTTACTGTGTTACCAGACTGAAGACAACGAAAAGTAGCCATTGAAACCCTTAAATAAGAAAGGGGGGACTAGCCCCCCAATCCTTACACCAGACGAGCAGCTACAAGACGAATCTTGCAGGATGCCAAGTCTACAGTGCTACCAGATTCGTTTTGAACACGAATGCTAATAACATTTGCAGCAGAGACATAAGCAGTGACGCTCATGCCAACTTCATCCACGGCAAAAGAACAACCCAAGACCATATCACCCAACGCCACGCCAGGAACGGCAACAGTTTCGGTTTCACCCGCACCATCAACCAAAGAACCAGCATCAAGCGTTGCAACAACAGACCAAGTGTCGCTAAAAAGCCCACGGAAAGTTTCGTTGTCCCTTGCGGAAACAACAGCGGTAGCAGCAGCCATTTTGATTTCTCCTAATTAGGTTAAAAAAGTCCCCCCACCACTAGGGCAGGGGGCGCAACTGCAATTAGGCGGGAACCAAAAGTGCAAACATAGATGCAGATTTGGCTGCACCAGTGCTTGCGGCGGCACGGAGGATTTGCACCCCATAGAGCGTGTCAGAAGTGAAAAGGGTAGCAAGATATTCCTGCTTGTATTGCACTTGTGAACGAACAGCAATTTGCTCAACCAAAACCATTGCGTCTTTGTGACCCATCAAGCAAACTCGTGCGCCAGCAGAACCTGATGCAGTGTCGCAATTGCTTGAGACAAACACAGGGATGCCATACAAGTTACCGATCTCACCAGTGCGAATGGTACTGTTGGTACCGCCCACAAAGGCTTGCTCAGTGTAACGAGCCAGACCCATCAGGGTGTTGCGACTTGATGGAGGAATCAAGAAGAAACGCTGATCCATAGGGGTATCGGTATCATCCAAACGCTGAATAGTACGGCGAATGGCGGCATCGGTCAGTGCTGACTCATTATTGCTTGCGGCAACATAAGCAGTCGTACCATCACCACCAATGAACGCACCAGTTGCGTAAGCATTAGTACCAGCACCACCATTGGTTGAACGACCCAACTGAACCAAGTCGGTATCAACTTGTTTAGCCAGAGAGTAACCAGCGTCAGAGGTGTAGAAGTTACGCAAGCTGTTCAGGGCTTGGGCCTCGACAATATCCTCAATCAAACGAGAATACTCGTAATGCTTATTGATAGACACTTGCACTTCAGACTCAGTCGCGGCAATCAAAGTGACTGCTGTTTCTGCGGCCTTGGCAGAAGCTGAACCACGGGTAGGTGCAGGAATGTGAATAGTGTCACCTTTCTTGCCCTTGAAGTTCATCTTCATAACGAGGTTAGCAAGAACCAAGTTTTTCTTGTAAGCAGCAATAATCTCATCACTCCAAATTTCGGGGATGAATTTGTCTGCTGTGGTCGTAGTAACTGAGTTACTGGGGGAAAATGCTGTTGCCATGTTGTTTCTCCTAAGAAACGAAAATTAAGTTACTTAACTCGACCTTCTTGATACGCCAACATAATCTCTGGAGATAATGCATCGTATCTATCAGGTTCTGTCATCTTCAGCCGAATCAGGTCAGCCCGTCTGTATACCCTCTTTGAACTCTCACCAGTTCCACCAACATCCACTTGTGCGGCTCTCATGTTCTGCTTCCTGGCGGTTTCACCCGCTTGTTCAGTCTGCTTTGACTTAACACCACGCAACTGCTTGTAAGTAGACAGCAACTCATTGGCACTATCGTAATCGAACTCACCATCAGCTTTCGCATACAGACCAAGGCGAACAGGCGAGGATTTCACCCAATTCACAAAGTCCTGATCTTGAGCAATCTGACTGTAGTCAGGATGCTCTTGCGTTAGCTTCTGCTGAATCTGCATCCTTTTGAAATCCACACCCGCTTGACGGGCGGCGAGAACATCAGGATGATTATCAATAGTCTTCTGAACTGCCTTCTGTGGATTCTCAAAGAAATCTACTTCAGGCTCTTCCTCTTTAATAGTCTGTTGCTTTGAACTGAGGTTCTGCTTTATGAGTTCGTCAGCAAGTTTCCTTACCTCTCCCACTTCTTGCGCTTGCTTGCCAATTAGCTTCTCAGCTTCTTGGTGCATCCGAACAATGTCTTCCAGACTTTTATCCCTGTATTTATCAGGGAGTCCAGGACTTGCTGGCGCAATGGTGTCAGATAGCTTGGATTCTTCAGCTTCTAACTCACTCTTCATCTCAGGTTCTTGGTCAATCAACATATTATCCCTTTTTCCTGCCGTTTCGGTTATAGGAGAATCAACTCGGCGTTTATGCTTGTGAGTTGTGCTTTTGCTCCCACTTCAACTGATCCAGGTGTTTTTTCTCGAACCTTCCATGCTCTGATGGGAAAGAACCAGACCACCCTTCTAGTTTGAAGTTTGGAGCAGAAAGAATGCGGTTGGCTGTTTCACCACATTCACACCTAAAACTGATCGACTCATAATCAGTCAGTCTTTCGGTTTTATGCCCGTTTGCACAGGCAAAATCAAACATTCTTTTCATTTAGTTCCTCGTATGCTCTCTCGCTGACCTCTTTCAAGGTTTTCAGCCAAGTAAGTATAGAAAGTTCACCTTTTTTGAATTGTAGGCTTTGTTCATCAGAAATCACAGATATATTATTCAAGGATGCAATCATGGTGTCAATATCCTCCACCAAGTCTTTCCACCCATCACTTCCCATCATAGAGAAGCGATTCTCGTAATATTTCTGGAGTTCTGGGGTCATGCGCCAACGTTTTCAGCTTGAGCCGCTTGATAAGCCGCAATGACTGCCTCAGTCCAAGCCAAATTGCAATGAGCAACGACATTGGCGGGAATGCCCGTCAAGTCTTGCCCTGGTACAAGACTTGTGCGGTGATAGGTCTTGCTCAGTTCGTTGCCATCTTCCATGATGTGCGTTGCCTCACGATAAAGAATAACTCCATTATCAGTGACAGTGATTTGGTCAATGACCACTTGTTTTGTTAAAGACATGATTTTCCTTTAAGTTAAAAACATAAAACTTACAACATAGGTTCCAGTTCCTGCACCCGCAGCCGCCCCAGATGTTTTATAAAGTCGGCCTTCTCCAGCGCCACCAGTAACTATTCTTGAAACCAAAATATCACCACTTGATACGTTTTCTCTGCCTGTTCCAGAGCCTTCTCTTGCTGGCACAAAAGGCAAAGTAAAATTCATGCTGTCAGAGGCAGTGCCAGATGTTGTTACAGTAACTGATAAAAATCCATAAACCATTTGCCCAATCTTTGTGTATTGTGCGTAATTTACTGTGGTTAATGTATAAGTGCCAACCACATTGGTGATAGTAGCTGTCCAAGTCCCCTCCTCATAATCATCTAGCGTGTTTGCGTCAGTTGATGCTGATTGAGTTGCGGGGAAGGTAATGCCAGAGCCTGATCCTGAAGGGGTTGCTGCACCAACGCCAAAAGTTGTACTTGCTTTTGCTGCTGTCAGCGTCTTATTAGTCAGCGTATCAGTGGTTGCTTTGCCAACCAAAGTGTCAGTAGCCGCAGGAAGCGTCAAAGTTGTAGTACCAGCCACCGCAGTTGCCGTGACTGTAGTAGTCCCTGATGTGGTTCCAGCGAGAACAAGTGTTCCAGAACCTAGTGTTGAGGTTGCCATAATTTTCCTTTAAGGTGTTCCATTGGAGACAATGTTTGCAGAAGAGGTAATCAATCCAGTTGAGTCCATTGATGCAATTGTTGTTGCCCCATACTTGAATATCAACTTTCCACCACTTTCTTCAATTGTGAAGTTTGTAGTCAAGAGTTTAGGTGTAGATGCCGCAGTTCCAGTGGTGTTCTGGTTAAATGTCGGGAATGAGGTCAAAGATGCCGCTGATCCCGTGGGAGCCAACACATCAGTACCAATCACCAATCCAAGATTCGTCCTAGCATCAGATGTAGTAGTTGCACCTGTACCACCATTTAAAACCGCAACAGTACCCGTCACATTGGACGCTGTACCAGTGGTGTTCTGATTAAAAGTAGGGAAAGAGGTCAGGTTTGCAGCCGAGCCACTTGGAGAAAGAACATCTGTCCCTATTACCAGTCCTAGATTGGTTCTAGCATCACCAGCAGTAGATGCGCCCGTACCACCATCAGCAACTGCTAAATCTGTGATACCTGTGATTGAACCACCAGTGATAGAGACATTGCTTGATGCTTGGGTAGCAATTGTCCCAAGACCACTAACATCAGCAGTGGTCAGAGTAATAGCACCAGTACGTCCTGCAACTGAAGTTACAAGGTCAGTGTTGTCAACTTTCTCCCAAGCAGTGCCATTAAAGATGGCCCAATCGCCTTGAGTCCAAGTCGTAATGCCATTGAGATTGGTTGAGCCTGTTACAGAGACAACATAGTAGTCTCCCTTTGTTCCTACGCTAGAAACAAGGGTAGGCGTGTTAGTTGATGCGTTCCAAGTGCCTTTGTAGTTTACAAATCCAGACAGAGCCGTAATTTGAGACTGAAGGCTTGTCAGAGTATCAAGTACAGACTGAGAAGTACCGCCACCATTGGTAATAACTTTGATGCGTTCAGCAACATCAAAAGGAACAACCTCACCAGCATTGATCTCACGACCATCATCAAGAGTGATGACAAGGCTACCATCAAAATCAATGCGAGCAGAGGCAACACCAGTGCCGTCAGCGCCATCAACTCCATCACGCCCAGGAACACCATCTCGTCCTGCTGGCCCCGTTGACCCTGCTGGCCCTTGCTTACCATCTCGTCCATCTTTGCCATTCTTGCCATCCTGTCCATCTTGTACAGAGGCAACTTTGCTCTGAATCTCGCTATTCAACTGAGCAAACTTTTGCTCCATGTCTGACTTGATCTTCTTCAAGCCTTGGATAACAAGTTCAGCGCCCTTGCCAATAGACTCGCTCTTAGCCTTGGCAATCTTCTCTGCGGCAGACTGTTGCAAAGCAGTAATGATCTCCATCTGCTGTTCAGCAGAGATTCCATCAATTCCTAGCTTACGCTCAAGATCGGCGATGTCCATTTAGGTCAATTCCCT